GCACCGTAGGTATATCGTTTGCTCAACAGAGCAACTTTATAATCGCGTCGCAGACCCGACGTTTAGTACTTAGCGTTTAGTACTTAGTACTCTTATTATGTCCACCCTTTATTCTGCATTTTGCATTCTGAATTCTGCATTAAACCCCTAAGGAGAGTTTTGTGCTCCTTAGGGGTTTTCAGAGTTTTATTTCAACGCAAAGTATGCGTAGATTAAACCTGATTCATTCAGTTTTGGAGTTGCACCGAAAAGGTCCTGAGAAGAACCTGTTGAAATTTTAACACCGCTGCTTGTTGTTTCGATACCCATGGTACGGTAACCGTTATCGAGGGCGAAGCCCCAATACGCGTTTACCTTTTGATTTGTAAAATCGACGGTTACGGGAGAAACTTCAAATGCACCTGTGAAAAATACTTTTGGTTTAAATCCGATGTTAATTGTTCTCGAGCTTGCACCCGTTCCCTGATACAAGCCCGTTTTTACAATACTGTTCCAATAAGTTTTATCCGCATTTGTTACGTGGATGTCGTTGTTACCGATATGACTTCCGCAGAGAAGTTGTTTATCGAGGAAGGAGTGATAATTTTCCTCGATAGTTTCAGCGGGACAGAAATCAGCCAACACAAGGGCATAAGCAGTCATAACGAAAGCACCTGTATCTCTGCTTGAAACGGTCTGACCGCAACCTGATTCGAGGATATTCAGGTCGGAGTTGAAGGTCAGACAATCGATAATTCTTGTAAAAACCGTGTGACATTCGGTACCGCCTGAGGAAAACGGTACGTGTATTCCGAATTCGACTTTAATTTTCGCATCACGGCAGTATTCATTTTCAACGAAAACACCCGGCTCTGTTTCATCAAAGTGATCGTTGAGTGTGATATTCTCGATACCGACCGCAACAACGGGTTTTTTAACGGGGTTAGCTTTTTTAATCGGGGGAAATTCGCAAAGGAAAGTGATGTCGGAAAGATTTTCTTGCCCGGATAACCAGTCGACAATTTTACTCGGGATAATTGCAATTTCGTCACTCATTTAATCCACCTCCACAATGGCTCGGATAATAGCCCAGATGTAAAATACGTTACTGCCGCGATAAACTCTTTCGGCACGGTCGATAATAAATTTATCCTTACCCGCGACGAGGTAAAATGAATCGTCAAGGTCGGAAAGGTCATGGTCGGGAGGTCCTATGTAGAGATAGTGACCCTGACTGTCGTAACCGATTTCAGTATTGATACCGTTCAAGTACATTTTATTTTTGTATCTCAAAGGCTCGATGAAACCGAAGTATCTGTTGGAAGTCCAGCCGTCGTTTTTGCACAAAACCATTTCTCTGCCGAACTTTTTAAAGATTGATTTTAACTTCATATACCCACCTGCCTGAAAAGAAAATCGCGGTCTTTTAAGATGGGAACCGCACGTGCCAGAGCTTCATCACGGATATTGGCAGCAGTTTCCATAATTGCGACGGGATTTTTGCTGACGGTTACATCGCCCGCTCTGAACGATGTAACCGCGTCGTCTGCGGAAATGCTTGCAATCATCAACTGATAATAAGCAAGTCCCGCCGCCGCAACGGCAATTCTTTTATCATTTTCATCCGCATCATCACGAAGATTTTCACGGATTTCTTCGAGGCATTGAGAGCATATCGGGAGAGCTTTCTCGATAACTTCCTCTTCCATCGGCATAAGCCTTTTGAGATTTTCAAGCACATTCCACTTTGTCATTTACAAACCGCCTTTCAATTAAACGGTGAGAATCTTTGAAGCGTCGTTGAAGATTTTTGCAAAACCTGCAATAGTTGTGATTGAAGCGCGTTCAAGCTGACGGTCGATGAGCTTATCGAAGTCAGTTGTGATGTCGCTTGCAACAACCATTTCAAGTGCACAGGACTTATCAAGACCGATAAGTGAATTTGCACCTACCGCAGATGAACGGACAAGCTTTGCACCGATGGGGCTTACAAGATTGCCTGTTGCGTGGAAGTTAAGACCTGCAGCAGCATCCTTGAACTCGGGGAGATTGAGAATCTTTTCGAGTACTGCGGGATCAGCAACGATTGTGTTGAGTGCATAAGGGTCAAAGCTGTTCCAGAACTTAACGATGTCTGCATAAGTAAGAGTACCTGAAGTTGCAACTGCTGAAGTTGCTGCAGCATTGTTGTTGCCGTCACCGTTTTTAAGTACGCTGATAGCATCGTTGAGCTGAGTACGTGCGATATAAGCACCGATCTGCTTGAGTGTTACCGTGAAAAGGTCAAGACGCTGGAAACGGATAGCTTCATAAGAAGCCACCAACATTCTGCCTCTCTTGTGGAGAGTAACGAGATTTTCCTGAGTCTTTACAACTGTCTGCGGAATCTGTGCACCCTCTGCAACTCTCTTTAATTCCTTATCGTCATCTGTGGGAACAGATGTGATTGTACGGTAATCGAGAGAGTCAATGTTTGTAGTTGTTGCAACGATGTCGGGAAGTACGTTTGCATCTTCAAGACCCTGTCTTACCGCACGTGAGATGTATTCGGGGAAGAGTGCTGCTGAGTCTGTTGTCTTGAAAAATTTTTCAACAACGTCAGAATGAACACCGCCCACCTTGATATCGAATCTCTTGAGCTGACGTTCAAAAGCATCAAGGCCTTCTAAAGATGTTCCCTTATAATTTTCTGAGGGGTCAAGCTCCTCTAAAGCTGATGTAAAAGACTTACCTGTTGTATAAAGTCCTTTTTCAAGTTTAATGTTATCAAAATTAGCCATTATTTTTTCCTCCTTAAATTAAAGCATTACAACTACAGTTGATTTTGTTGCGTTGACGTTTACAACAAGAAGCGTTCTGCCTGTTGTGTTTGTTTTGATACCGCCGTTGCCGTTTGCAACGAATGTGTTATAACCTACTGTCGGAGCTGTTCCCGAATAAGGAAGCTCAACGAAACCGCCGATCTGTACGGCAGCATAGCCGTCAACAGCAGATACCGCAACACCGCAGAAAGTTTCGCCGCTTGTTGATTTTGTAACTTTTTCGTTTCCGCTTATTGTTACAGGCTCGCCTGCAACTGCGTTTGTTGTTTTGAGAGTGATTACATTTTCACCTAGACCTTTGAAAGATATTGACATAATTATTCCTCCTAAATTTTAAATTCATTGTTATTGTTATTGATTATTGTTTTTGACTGTGAAAACTGGGGTTTAAGCGGCATTTTTTCGCCTGCCTGTTTTTCAAAAGCGGACTTGAGTTCAATCAGATCATCCGTTGAGATTTTGTCGCATGCAGAGGCGATGATACCGCTTTTCATATCGGGCATTGCAATGCTTGCAAACTTGACTGTTTCACTCTTGAGTGACTGTCTGAAAAGTTCACCGTCACGTGATTTCTTTTCAAGGTCTGCAATATAACCCGAAAGCTTTATTGCTTCATCGGATTTAAGAACAATATCCGAGTCTGCCGATTTCAGACTTTTGATTATTTTTTCCAATGTGCGTACCTCCTTTTTGTCAGAGTGATAAGCCTTGGTAACGCCTGCTGCTCTCTGTGCGGGAACAGCAACAAAGCTCCACTCATAAGCATCGTTCGGGTTTTTCAATACGCTGTGGCAGATTTTTCCGCCATAGGTTTTACCCTTGCGATGCTCGCAATAGCCTTGTCTTGTGTCCGTACCGCAGACGGAGCAGATTACATTATCAACGCTGCAACTGATACTGACTTCTTTTTTTATTCCTGCCTCGATTTCTTTAATCAAATCGGAATTGCCGTCAGTTTTCGGCATATAGCACTTTGCTTTTATGTAACTGTAAGTTTCATTCAGCGAAGTGCGTTTTGTGTTGTCGGTCATAACCTCGGTTGCATAAACTCTTGCAACCTGGTCACCGCTTTTCATGCTGTGGTCAAAGATACCTGTTTTGCCGACGAACATTTCAGCTAAAGCCTTGAGTGAGGCTTCGTCGAAACGTTCAAAATCTCTGTCGATTTCGTTGTCGCAAAGAACAACGGAGAAAGTGAAAACAGAGTCTTTGTCCATAGGTGATTTTGTAAATCTGTTGATGAGGCTTAATTCTTCATCAGACAGATCTACGGGTGTAAAACCGTTGTTCAAGTTTCTTCCTCCTTAGGGTGAGCATTTAAACCCGAACACCGTTTTGTGAAGGCGGATTTTCGCTCATCCTTTGTTAAAATACTCGCAAATCCGAAAGGATTTGCTGTGTTTTGTGCCGCGGCCGAACAAAAATCCGTGCTTTACAAAATCTGCGACCTCAAAGCAGGAGATTTTGAGAGATTTTTGTTTCGGTCGGGCGAAGTAATGTTCTCGCCTTGCGAGAACTAACGGAGCAAAAAAGCTCCTAAATATGCCGCTTTGAGGCGGGTTAGGGTTTAACTGCTAACCCTAGAATTTGTTTCGGCTAAAAGCTTTTCTGCCTGAGCATCATAAAGTCTTGATTTGCTCAGTTCAACATAGTCCTGAAGAGTGATATCCTCCCAGACTACAAAGCAGTCGTCGTCAAAGCCGTTAAGTCGCAGAAAAATCTTAGAAATTTTTTCGATAATCGGAGTAAGTACACGGCGATGTGCTTCGAGCTCGCTTGTAAGAGCATCGGCTTGCTGTGATGACATTCTTTCGGTGGTTGACCACGAAAGTCCGAGCATAAACGGCGGCAGACCGGTCTTTGCGATAATCTGCTCAAGCATCTGTCTGACGGGAACCTCGGAGTCGAGAATCTGATTGTCGGCACCGATAACCTTAATCCCCACATCACCGACCGCTACAAAATCCTTGACCGAACCGCTTTGCATTGCATTGCCCCATTCTTCTGCAATCTGCATTGCTCTGTCCTTGGCAAAAGCCTTGTCGAGTACATCGTTCACGGGTTTGTATGTAACCGCAAAACGTACATTACCGACCCTCTCCCAGTTAGTACCTATCGTATTGGCAATTTTTAAGAATATCGAGCTTACAAACGGAAGACCTTTGAGCATCGATGTACCCTCGACGTGTCCCGGCTCGGGATTGAGTACGGACAAAAGCACTAAATCGG